ATGCCGACCTACCACCCTTACCGCTCGGACTTCGCCGAAAAGGCCCGGACGCATTGTCGGCTGGGAGCGGCGCCGGAGGATTTGGCGGATTTGTTCGGTGTCGATGTCGTCACGATTTTCCGCTGGCAGATCACCATCCCCTCCTTTGCCCGTGCGCTGAAACACGGGCGCGAGGAGGCGGATGACATGGTCGAGCAGGCCCTGTTCCGCAAGGCCATCGGCTGTTCGCATCCGGCGGTGAAGATATTCATCGACACCAAGACGCGCGAGCCGAAATTCGAATCCTATATCGAGCATCATCCGCCGGACACGGCGGCCTGCCAGTTCTGGCTGAAACACCGCCGGCCCGAAAGCTGGCGCGAGCCGCGCGACGCGTTCGATCTCGATGCTGCGATGGCGGGCGACGCGATCCCTGTGGAGGCCGATGAGCCTGGTCCCGACAAGCCGATCCTCTGATCGCATCCGGCTCACGGCGAAACAAGGCAATATCTACGTTTGGGGGTGGCAATCGCAAGCGCGCTTTCGCTTCGCGGTGTGCGGGCGGCGCTTCGGCAAGACGTTTCTCGTCGCCGAGGAAATCCGCCGCGCGGCCAGGCTCGCGCACTTACGCTGCGTGCCGGTCGAGAACGAAATCTGGTACGGCGCACCAACCTTCAAACAGGCGAAGCGCGTGTTCTGGCGCCTGTTGAAACGTGCGATCCCGACGGACTGGCTGCTGCATGGGCGCTGGTTCGAGACCGAGTGCTGCGGCATCCTGAAAAGCGGCCATGTCATCCGCATCGTCGGGCTCGACAATTACGACGATTTGCGCGGCTCGGGCTTGTTCTTCTTCGTCGGCGACGAGTGGGACGACGCCAAGCCGCAGGCTTGGAGCGAGGTGATTTTGCCGATGCTCGCGACGGCCTCGGGCCATGCCTTGTTCATCGGCTCGCCCAAAGGCTTTTCAGCGCTGCACGCAGGCTATGTCAAAGGCCAGCCGGGCGGGCGAGAGCGATGTGAAATCTTGGGTCTATACGACGTTGCAGGGCGGCCATGTGCCGCAGCATGAAGTCGATCGCGCACGCCGTACATTGGATGTGCGCACTTTTCGTCAGGAATACGAGGCGCGGTTCGAAAGCTTTGCGGGGCTGGTGTATTACGCCTTCTCACGCAGTGCCTCGGTTCGCCCGCACGATTACGACCCCGCCCTGGCGCTGCATATAGGCATGGATTTCAATATCGCGCCGATGAGCGCGACCGTGTGGCAGGAGGTGCCTGAAGTGCGAGGGCTTGTCGCATGGCAGATCGACGAGATTGTGCTGCCGACGTCGAACACCCATGACATGGCGGCGGAAATCATACGTCGCTACGGCCGCCCGGGATTCGATCCCCTGAGGCCTGACGTGTCACACATCACGATCTACCCCGATCCAGCCGGCGCGCAGCGGCGCACCTCGGCGCAAGGTATGACCGACATTTCGATTTTGAGTGTGCATGGCTTTCAGGTGCGTTCGCTGCAATCGCATCCGTTCATCCGCGACCGTATCAACCTGATGAACGCGCGGTTCGAAAGCGCCGACGGTACGCGCCTTGCCTATGTTTCGCCGACTTGCGTGAAATCGATCGAAGCGTTGGAGCGCCAAACCTACAAAGAGGGCACATCCGAGCCCGACAAGCTCGGCGGTTATGACCACCTGAACGACGCCACAGGCTACTTTCTCTATGCCCGCTACGCGCATAAGCCGACCTTCCGCACGGATGTTGGGCACATGGAGAGGTAGCCGCCCCGCACAATGCCCGCCACTTTGTCATCTCGGTCAAGCCCGGGACGACAATGCGGCCTTCACCTTTATCGCGGCCTAAGATGGCTGCTGTTTTCGAAAGCCCCCTTCATGTTCAAGACCGTCTCTGCCCTCGTGCCGCAGGATCGCGATTTGCCGCTTCGCGCCTGGACGCTCGACGTGCTTACCCGTTTTCTTGATGGCACGATTTATGACGGTTTCCATTTCGAGTTTCACCAGGAACGCAGTGCGTCCGGCGAATATGTGCCGATCGCGCAGCGGAGCCCAAGCGTGCGCTCCGGGCTGCTTCGGACGGTCGTCAACGACAGCGTGTCGTTTCTATTCAGCGCCGGTCGGTTTCCGCTGCTTGATTGTGCCGACGACGCGCAAGCGGAGGCGACGCTGAGTGCGATTCTCAAGGACTGTCAACTCAACGCGCTCATGTTGGAGGCGGCGACGCGCGGCTCTGTCGGCTCGGTGGTGATCTGGGTGCGCGTGCTTGGCAACCGCCTCTTTTTCGAGGCGCTGCCGACCACCTATCTGACGCCCATCTTCGAGCCCGATGTGCCTGACACGCTGCGCGAGGTGCGCGAGCAATATAAGGTGAAGGGCGCGGCTCTGCGCGCCCAAGGCTATGCGATCGCGGAAGACGACGCGCAAGAGGACTTCTGGTTCTGTCGCACCTGGGATGCGACCAGCGAAACCTGGTATCTGCCAGATCCGGTCGGCGGCAACGGCACGCGCCAAATCGATGCGGCGCGCACGACGCGGCACAATCTCGGCTTCGTGCCGATGATCTGGGTGAGGAATCTGCCGGGCGGCGAGGGCGTTGACGGCGCCTGCACCTTTGCGCCAGCGATCGAGACGGTGCTGGAAATCGATTATCAATTGAGCCAGGCGGGCAGGGGGCTCAAATATGCCTCCGCCCCAACGCTGATGATCAAGGATGCCGCGCCGCTGCCGCTCAATCGCCAGCACATCGTCGGCGACGCGCTGATCGTGCCGCCGGAGGGCGACGCGAAACTGCTCGAAATTCAGGGTACGGCGGCGCAGGCGGTGATCGATTACACCCGCGAACTGCGCAAGCTCGCGCTGGAAAGCATCGGCGGCTCGCGCGCCGACAGCGACAAGATCGCCGTGGCTTCCTCCGGCCGCGCCATGGAAATGATGAACCAATCGCTCATCTGGCTCGCCGATAAATTGCGCGTGTCATATGGCGAAGGGGCGCTCCTGAAACTGTTGAAGATGGTGGCGCGCATTTCCAACAAGATCGCGCTGGTCGACAGCGAAGGCGCGCCGATCACGCCGATTCCGCAGGCGACGAAGGTCACGCTGAAATGGCCGAAATGGTATGCCCCAACCCCTACTGACCGCCTTGCCGACGCCAATGCGCTCACGACGCTGATGGGCGGGCGCCTCATAAGCCGGGACAGCGCGGTCAACGCGCTCGCAGCTGACTATGACATCGAGGATGTGGCGGCGGAATTGGCGCGGATCGGCGGGGAGCCGGGCGGATGAGCGACAAGCGGCTGGGTGACGTCAAAAATCCTCCGATGAGTCCTGACTTGAAGTTGACCGCTCATCCAGCCGTTTCTCCCTTGTCCGAAGCCCCGTCATCGCGAACCGCCCTCGCGCGGGCTCGCAATGACAGGGGACAGGGCTTTTGTTCGGCACATTATATTTTTGTTCCAGTACGCCACCCCCCAGCCTATATTGGCCAGATTGCTTGACTCGCATTTGAGCCCTATGGACCAGCGCTTCGTCGACAACCAACAGGAGCCGCCACCCGCGCCGGCAAGCGACATCCCGCGTCGGCTCGGACGGGCGCTTTTGCTCATTGGCATCATCGCGCTCACGCTTGTCGCCCTGGCGCGGATTCTACTGCATGTCTTCTTGGCGGCGCTCTTCGCCGATTTTGCCAATACGTCCGGAACGCCGCGGGCGAAACTCGTCGAGCAGGCGGGTCATACGACCGGCTTGTGGTTGACCTTAGTCGTGCTGGTCGCGGCCTTTGGATTCGTTGCCTACCACACGCGCTATATGAGGCTCGCGATCCTTGCTGGGGCCTTGCTGGCCTTGTTTGACGTGCTGCCGCTCGACGCCCTGGATCCGGAAGTGCTGCACTGGCTGGCGATTTTCTTTTGAACGCGGATCCGTTGGACATTGGCGCCGAGGAAAGTGCGGGCGGCGATGTCGCCCGGGGGGCTTGACCCGGGATCCAGGACAACACACGAACGCTTGTGTGATGATCCCGGACTGCGAGCCAAAAGCTCGTGATCCCAACGATGTTTCATTCGTCGCGCGACGCTGGATCCCGGGTCAGGCCCGGGATGACAGGTGGCCGTCTTGTTCGTCCCGGCTGATGCGCGCAACATTATCTGGAGTTTCTTTTGATGTCAGACCAGCCCCCGAGCGATGCCGGCGACAGCGCGCTGAAGGACAAGACCTTTACCTATGACGATTTGCGCGACATGCGGCGCGAAAGCGCAGGCTATCGGCGCCGCGCGGCTGAGGCGCAGGCGCGTGTCGCCGAACTCGAAGCGGCGTTGAGCGCGCGCGATCAGGCGGCGCGGGAACAGCTCATTCGCGCCGAGCTGAAGACCGCTGCTTTGCAAGCGGGCATGATCGATCTCGACGCGCTGAAGCTCATCGATCCGTCCTCGGTGCGCCTCGACGAGCATGGCGATGTGATTGGCGTGCAGGCGCTGCTTACGGAGGCGAAGCAGGCAAAGCCATATCTGTTCGCGAGCACCAACACGTCGAGCACCGCTGCCCCGCCACCCGCGCAAAGCCCGCGTGCCAGGCACGCACGCGACATGAGCCCGAGCGAATACCAGGCCGCCAAGGCAAAGTTCTTAAGGGGCTAATCGAAGGCATTCAGGTCATCCTAGGCATGATTCTGGATGACCATAGTGGCGCGCCGTCGCCGACCTGATGTTCCAGCGGCCTGGAGGGCCGTGGTTCCATTTTCTCTCCCAACAGGATTCTCCCCATGCCCATTCAAAACATGCCGGCTCAATTGCAGGCGGCGATTCAGCAAGGCTTTCTCGAAACCGAATTTCAGGCCGGCCTCACTTCCGGCCTTGCGTATCGTAAGATCGCCGACCGCGAGCCGGTCGCCATCAACATCGGCGAAAGCGTGACGAAAACCCGCTTCGGCTATAAGGCGCCGGCCACGACGCCACTGATGCCCTCCGCCAATACCAATCTCGACAACGGCCTCACCTCCAGCCCCTTCGCGATCGAGCAATATGTGCTCAACATCAACCAATATGCCGACACGATCGACCTCAATATCGTCACCAGCCAGGTCGGCATCGCCAATCAGGCGCTGGTGAATGCAAAGAACAATGGCTTCCAGGCACGGCAGACGCTCGACCGGCTGGCGCGCAACGCGCTCTTCGGCGGCACGCCAGTGGGTCCGGCGACGTTCGGCGGCTATCTTGGCGGCAACACGCGCGTGCGCACCACGCTCGGCTCAGCCGGCCCGACCATCGCGGTCGACGACGTGCGCGGCTTCGAACTGGCGTTGTCGAACGGCACGTTCTCCCCCGTCACCGGCTCGAACACAGCGCAGGTGCTGGTCGGCGCGGACATCTACACGCTGCAGGGCGTGACGCGCGATGCGACCAACGTCTCGACGAGCGTGATCACCGGCGATCCGACCGGCGCGCTCAAGGGCATTTCCGGCGCGCTGACCTTCACGACGAGTGTGTCTGTGGCGGACGGCACGGCGGGGAATGTGGTGGTGCATCAGAACGGACCGCTGATCGTGCGGCCCAGCAACCGTGCAACCTGGAACAATCTCGTTGCCGGCGACGCGCTCACCGCCGCGACCATCCAGACGGCGGTGGCGCAACTGCGCGCCAACACCGGTTCAGACGAGACGTTCGATTTCTTCCTCGACCCATTCTCGATGATGTCGCTTTACCGCGACCAGGATTTCAAGCTTGCCTACCAGGGCCAATATGGCTCGAACGAACTGCGGCACGGAGAGATTTTCCAGCTTTACGGTTGCAATTTTCACCAGACCAATGAGGCGCCGCTGCAAAGCGCCAACGGCCTCACCATCCGCCGCCCGATCATCGTCGCACAAGGCGCACTGATCGAGGGCGACTTCGCCGGCATGACCGAGAAGGCGATGGATTGGGCGGGCGAGAATGCCGATATCGTGCTCAGCGAAGGTGTCGCGCAAGTGACCCGCGCACCGCTCGACCGGCTGCAGCAGATCATCGCTCAAAGCTGGTTCTGGATCGGCGGCTTCGTCACGCCGTCGGACGCGACGGCTACGCAGAACATTATTCCGACGGCTTCGAACGCGTATTTGAAGCGGGCGGTGGTGATCGAACACGTGTGATGGATGTGAAAGAATCGCGGGCTTCTTGCCCGCGTTTCGCAACTCCCCAATATGCGACCGGGACGGTCGCGGTCCTTTGACGCTAACCCGCGAAAGTTCCCATGCTCGCCGACGCCCAGAAAACCGACATCCGCCGCTTTTGCGGTTATCCCGTGCTTGGCAATGTGGCGAGCACGGGTTTTGGCGAACGCTTCACCACGCAATATGGTGCGCTCGAATACAAGCTCAACAATCTGTCGAGCGCCGAGGAAGCGGTATTGACCGGCAACTACCTTGTCAATCTACCACTGCTCGAGCAAGCGCTGATCAACACCGGCGCCAATCTCGACACGGCGGAGGCGGCGGTGTGGAAGCATAATCCGCGCGAGTTGAGCGACCGCGAGACGTTGTTCCTCTCGCTTCGCCTCAAGCTCTGCGGCTTCCTCGGAGTGCCACCGGGGCCGGCGCTGCGCGATAGCGGCAGCGTCAAGCTGGTGGTGTGATAGCGCGGCGTTGGACGCCTAACTGCAAGGCGGCATTGGGGATTTCTTATCGGTCACAGCGTCCGGCCTTCGGCGAAACACCCCCGGGTCCTTGAGGATTTCCCATGAACAGCGCTTTGCTGCAGACCAAAATCGCTTTCGGTTATGCGAAGGCCGCTTCCGCCGTCGGCGGGCTTTTCGATCTCTACCGCCCGACATCGTCGAACATCCCACTAGCGCCGGCGAACAAGATCGCGTCTTTGCCGGCCGCCTTCAGCGTGCATGCGATGGGCAATTTCGATTTCGCCAAGCCGGCTGATGATCGCGGCCCTTTCTTTCATGCGCTCGTCGACGCCTCGCAAATCAAGGTCGGCGATTATCTCGTGAGCGAGCAAGGGGGCGCGAGCCCTTACTACATTGCCGCCTGCGACGCGCTCAGTCCACCGCTCGCGGTGCAGACCAATCGCGTCGTGACGGTGTGGACACCGGGTCCCGCGCATCCGCTCGGCGTGTCTTACGTCAGCGGTACGGTCGCAGCGACGCCGGCCAACAGCCAAGTCGGCACCGCCAACGAAGTGGCGCTGATGAGTGTCTGGCCCGCAAGCGTTTTATATGACGGCCGCGTGGGCGGCAAGGCCATGTTGCCGGAAGATGCCGGCGCGGCCAGATGGCAGATGCTGCTGCCGGCCTGCGCGGGCGTCGAGATCCGTGCAGGCTCGATCGTCACCGACGATTTGAGCGAGCGTTACATCGTCACGAGCGCGCAAGCGACCCGCTTTGGCTGGCGGCTGACCGCGCAGCAGGCGGTGACGTAGTGGCTGAGTTGCTTCTCCCGCGCTTTGACGGGGGAAGAGGGTGCGGTTCTTTAAAGAAAGTTCCCCATGGCCGAACTTACCGATGTTTATAACGCGCTTGTTAGCCTTATCGGCGGTGCGCTCTGGCCGCAGGGCTTGAGCGGCGTGAGCGCGATCGGCGCGCCGTGCAAGATCTATCCGCGCTCGCCCGCGAGCACCGAGCTCGATGCTGATCTGCGCGCCGGCATCGTTCATGTCAGTATTTTCGCGCCGCCCAACCGCGAAAAAGTGACGACGCGCTATCCGCGTGTCTGGCAAGATCAGTTTCCCGGGGCGCCGACGATCACTGTTGCGGTTTCCGGCTCCACCGTCACGCTCGGCGGCACGGTGACGCCAACTCACTACGTCTCGATCGTCGTGGCGGCGCAGGGATTTTCCTACGCTTGCACGGCGAGCGATACACTCTCGAGCGTCGCGCAAGCACTTGCCCAGCAAATGCCGGCAGGGCTTGGCGCGAGTGTCTCCGGCGCGGCCATCACGATCGGTGGCCGCGGCGATATCGTTGCGCGCTGCGCCGCGCCGGGGACGATGATGATGGAAGTGCGGCGGCAGAACCGCGGCTTAACCATCGCCATTCATGCGCCGTCACCGCAATTGCGCGATGCGGCGGCGGCGCTGATCGATCCGCTGCTCGCGACCACGGATTTCTTGAGTCTGCCCGACGCGACTGCGGCATGGATCACATACCAAGGCACCGATGAGGCCGACGAGGGGCAAAAGGCCATGGATTACCGGCGCGACATTCACATTTGGGCGGAATATCCCACCATCATCATCGCGCCGGCCTATCCGATCACCATCGTTCAAAATCAGCTCGCCCTTGCCGACGGCAGCGCGAGCGGCACCACACTCATTGAGAATGGATAAAAACATGGCAAAGCAGCAGGTTCTCGTCGTCAGTCAGCTTTTCACCCTCAACGGCCGGCATGTCGCCCGTGGTGCGGTCCTGACTGACACCGCGGAGATGGATGAAGCGGCGCTGCATCACCCTGACAAGGTGACGCGTGCGCTGCATGAAGTGGTGCAGGAGACGCCGGCGGAAGAAGCACGACACGAGGAATCGTGATTGGCTTCGCACAAGCAAGATGGCTCCGAAGTCATTCCGGGCGTGGCCCAGGATGACAATGAGGCCTTCCTCGTCATGACAGCTTAGCCCCTCCGACGCGTCTTGCATCGCGAGGCCACTTTCCCTTTCCCTTAAAGGCTCTTCTCCATGCCCATTTCGCAACTTGGACAAATCAATATCTCCGCGCTCAACGTGCCGGATGCCTATGTGCAGATCGCGCCGCCGCAATTCTTGTTCAATGGCGTGTCCACCAACAAAGGCGGCTTTGTGGGGACGGCCGCATGGGGGCCGGTGAATGCGCCCCAGCCTTTCGCCAATTATTCGCAATACGCTACTGTCTTCGGCCCGACGATCAATCGGCTCTATGACATGGGCGGCCATGTCTTCCTCGCGGCGGCGCAGGGTGGAGCGGGCGCTTTCTACGGTGTGCGCGTCACGGATGGCACCGACACCGCCGCAACCGCCACGCTCGGCAATACGGGCGTCATGCTCACGGCGAAATATACGGGCAGCCTTGGCAATAACCTCACGGCGACGATCAGCCAGGGCTCGCAAAACGGCCTTGCGGTGCGGGCCTCGGGCTCGATCGCCTTCACGACAAATCCGACCGCCGCACAAACCGTGACCATCGGAACCACCGTCTTCACAGCCGTCGCCTCGGGCGCGACAGCGGTGCAATTCAACATCGGCGCGACGCTGCAGGCCACGCTCGCCAATCTGCTTGCCACGCTGCAGGCCTCGACCGATGCGAATGCGGTCAAATGCTTCTATGCGCTGGGCGGGACGACGCTGAACATCACTGCGAAAGCCGCGGGCACTGCCGGCAATGCGATCGCGCTTGCCGCGACTGCCGGCACGGCTTCGGGTGCGACACTCACGGGCGGCGTAGCGCCGAGCAGCACGGTGAAGCTCACGCTCGCCATGCCCGGCTTCCAGCCCGAGCAATTCGACAATATCGGCTTGGGCCTTTCCGGGAACGCTTTGTGGGTCGCGATCGCCAATGCGGTGAACAACGGCACATCCAGCGTGCGTGGGCCATCGAACCTTGCGATTGCCACGGCCGGCGCATCCACCGCCACGCCGCTGAACGGCACGACCACCTTCTCGGGTGGCACCGATGGCGCGAATAGCGTCACCACAGCGACGCTGATTGGCGTCGACGCCGCTCCGCGCTCCGGTATGTATGCTTTGCGCGGGACCGGCGTCGCGCAGGCGATGCTGTGCGATTGTGCCGATATCAACTCTTTCTCGCAGCAGGTGGCCTTCGGTCTCGACGTCGGCTGCTACATGATCGGCTGTACGCCGGCTGGCGACACGATTCAGAATGCGATCAACGAGCTTGGCAATGCTGGTATCGATACGTTCACTATGAAGGTGTTGTTCGGCGATTGGATCTATTGGCTCGACACCACCAATAATGTGCCGATGCGGTTGTCCTCGCCGCAGAGCGTTGCCATGGGCGTGTTGTGCAATCTCTCGCCGCAGAATTCGTCCCTGAACAAGCCGGTGCAGGCGATCATCGGTACCCAGAAGAGCTTGACCGGTGTGCAATATTCCTCGAGCGATCTGCAATTGCTCGGCCAGGCGCAGATGGATGTGATTGCCAATCCCGAGCCCGGCGGCAATTATTTCGCCTGCCGCTTCGGCAAGAACGCCTCCTCAAACCAGGTGATCTTCGGCGACGAATATACCCGCGTCACGTATTTTCTCGCGAAATCACTGCTCGTCATCGCCGGTAAGTTCGTCGGTCAGACGCAATCGACGACAGAGCGGCTGCAGGCCAAGACCGCGCTTACCGCCTTCCTCCAGCTCGCCGTGCAAAACAGCATCATCGGTACGCCGGACGGCAGCCAAGCCTTCCAGGTGGTGCTGGATGCGAGCAACAATCCGCAAGCCAGCGTCGCGCTCGGCTATCAATATGCTTACATCAAGGCGATCTATCTCGGCATCGTGCGCTATTTCGTGGTGAATCTCGAAGGTGGCGCGAGCGTGACGATCTCCAACACGCCGCCGGTGCAGTAAGCCGCAGTGCGCCTTCTCCAGCCGCCTCGCGGCGCGAGAAGGGATCGCCCTATTCTTTTTCCCTCCCTTAAAAGGCCCCCTCCATGCCCGTTGCAGGTTTTTCCGTTGGCCATGATGTTACCGTCACGGTCGTCAATCCGCTCACCGGCGCCATCATCACGTTTGGCAACATCACCGATTTCGAATCCCAGGAAGAGACGAAGAACGTCGAGTCGACGCCGTTGAGTGCGCCGCCAGCGTTCGGCGAAATTCCGCATGGCTGGCGGCTCGCCTTCACCGTCGACCGCGTCGATCCTACGGTGGACGATTTCTTCGCCGCGCTGGAGCAGGCCTATTGGAGCGGCATCAACATTCCCGGTGGGACGGTGATGGAATATATCCAGGAAAAGAACGGCACCGTCACCCAATATACCTATGTCGGCGTCGCCTTCAAACTCGACAATGCGGGCGCGAAACGGAGCCAGGACAAGGTGACGATGAAAGTGACCGCCCGGGCGAGCCAGCGCATCAAGGTGGTGTGAGCGGGCGCTGTCTCAATATCATCTTCATCCCTGTAGGAGAACAAAATGACCGATTTCACCCCGGAAATACGTATCGGCGAGCCGATCGAGACACCATCACAAACCATCGTCGCCGACGCCTTCGCGCCGGTGAGCGTGAAAGACGCGACCGGCCGCGCGATTGAGGTGATGCGCCTCAAACCCTCCGAACGCTTCCAGGTCAAGCGGATGATGGGTGCCGAGGCGGAAAATGGCAGCCTCTTCAATGATATTTTCCTCGTTTGCCATTGTCGAGGCATTGACGGCGAACGCGTCAGCAAACCAACATCGATTCTTCAGGCTTTGGTCTTGATGGACCGGCTGCAGGACGAGGGCCTCAAAACGCTCGATGAAGTTGTCGCACCTATGTACGGTGTTGGCAAAGGCGGAAGCACTGAACAAACTGCAAAAAATTAAGCGCGGACGTTGATCTTCGCATGCGGGCCTATCTTGTGAAGAACAACGTCCCCTTCGATGTTGCTATGTCGTTCGATACCGCGAACTTGTTGGCCTGGAACGTGATCTTGAATGAACTCGATGGCGCGAGCTTCGATTGGGAAATTTTGAAGTGGCGGAAGCTGAAGTCAGGGGGCTTCGAAAGCCTATCTCGTTGCCATGAGAAACAGCCATACTAGGAGGAGCGCTCCGAGCGCGAGACTGTAGCTTTTCCAGGAGAAAGACTGCCGTCTTGTCGGAAAGTCGTCAGATAGTCTTTGGGAAAGTGTGGGATATTCAAGAAGGTCTTGCGGATCGAATTCGATCGGCTCTTTGGTAAAGCCGGTTCCGACGATTTTGCCCATTTCGGCCGAATCCGGCTCCGATCCGGTGAAGACCCGAAACAGTTCGATGGCCAGATCTTCACCAAGATCCGCGCCAGACAATTCATCGTCCGTTGGGGAAGCGATACTCTTGTATGATATAACGCCGTTATTCTCTATGGCTTCGTAATTCGAAGAAAGATAATTCGTTTCAAACGGTAATTTCTCGCCATAGTCTCTCTCCAGCACCCCCGAAAGGCCGAAGCGACTTCTGATCATCTTGCCCGATCTGAAAACAGAATAACCATAAGCGCCGACGCGGCTATCGAGAGTTAACGCGGCAATTTCCGAGTCGGGAAATCGAAGCAAAATTCGCTCGACGAGTTCCGGCGTTTCGATTGTGACGTTCTCCGCTATGGCGGCCTCCGGATTGTCCGCAAACGGTATCATCTGAAGCGCGTTATAGCTATCGAGCACCATACAGTTCTCAATTTCACCAATCCATAGATCGCAACAAAATCTCTGAAATTTCGCCGGATACGAATGAACCGCGGCGCTGTCGCCCAGAAGATCGCGTAGAGCCTCGGGCGATTCCGATTTGGGGGCGGGCTTTATAAGGATGAGATCGTAGCAGACACCCATGTTCGTCTCCAGGAATCGATTATAGGCTTACTCTTCATCTAAAGCTTCCGTTTAGTGTAGCGATCCGCGTAACGAATTTCACAATCGGTCGGCGGTCCTGATTAGCTCACGCATTCAACCTGTGAAAGTGTCCAATGGCAACCGACGACAATAATAATGCTGCATCTCCGATTACCAGCGCGATCGGCGTTCGTGCGATCGGTCGCGGACATTATTTTCTAACCACGTATCCCAATGCGGTGGGGACATACAACACCTACCAAAGTGGATTCAGTGAGCAATATAATCTTGCTCTGAAATTGCGAACTGCCATTCTCAATAGTCCTATGATGCTTGTGGAGAAAAATTTCGCGGCTCGTACTCTTCAGCCAGGGAATTTTGGATACACCTCTCATTTCATAAAAAATCTTGGCAATTCGGCGACAATCAGTGCCGCGAATGACCTTCGCTCTAAATATGGAAATAAGATCGGCCCCATTGAAATGGACTTGCAGGGGAAGGACTTGCAGGGCAATAGCTATTCACGAACCTCTTACCCTCTTCCGAATGGAAAGAAGTTTTCTCCTGATTTACACTATCCGACCCAGTCGGGCTGGAGTGGCAAGACGCTTCATTTTGATGAGAATAAGGGCGTCGGCGATCTTTCCGGTTCCACGAAGAATCTGAGGCAAGTCGGTGCATACTCTATGGCCATTTCAGGCGTCAATTTGGCTAGCCGCAGCATGCGTTCTGTCGGTTATAGGTGGAAAATTGGCGGTGCTGCAATTGGGGTTGGTGGCCTCGCCTACGATATAGGGACGGGAAACTATACTGGAGCGGCGGGCGGTTTGCTTGTCAGTGGCGCCGGGATCCTTGGTGGACCGTTCGCGGCAATGGCTGTTCTGACCGCTGAGAACATCATTACGCCATCTGCCGCTGGCGCGACGCTTGAGGGGCCGGGAGACAAACAGCCTTATCTGCCCGCATATAACATCGGCCGAGCGGCTGCCGATTATCTCGACAATACTGGGACGATCGTCACCTCATCTAAAGACATCGCACGCACCCGATTTGGCGGGCGCATCGTAAGGACCACCAATTACTTTGCAAACCCATTTATGGGGGTTCGGCTTGCCAGTCCTCAATCGCTAGATGCAATTGATTTTTATGAACGAATGCTTGCCGCTTCGAACAATGGTCAATCCTGGTTGAGCCCGGCAGCTTGGGCTTTGGCAAATAGGCAGTACACCAATGCGACGGGCACAGTTGCAGGCTTGGATCAACGGGGTGGATTAGACGCTATTGGTCCGGCGGCGGTGAACGCCTTTGCGAGTTACATGAATTGGAGCGCTGCAGTTCCGACTGATCAACGACCGGAGGGTTCGGGTCAAAATATCGTGCAGGGCACGGACAACTTTTGGAGTGGCGGAGATTCTGAACGCTTGAGTTATGCTGATCGTTCGGGCGTTGACTTCTCTTTCGCGCCCTTCGTATTGAACAGCTCGCTGCCATCGGCCGGATCGATGGTGCCTCAATCAATTACCTTGCCGCCATCTATGCCTTCGGCCTACAAACCGCCGGTCGCCCGATCGTCGAGCTCAACACTGGGTTACAATCGCGATACACTCTCCTTCGCTGGCGGTGATTACGGTTATGGCAGCTCTGCTGTCTTAGGTTTGAACGAGAGCAGGATCACAAACGCTTTGAGCATAAATACGTCTTCGGCGCAAACGTTGGATGGTTCGAGTGATAGGGAGGAGCGCGCAAAAGCTAAGTCGTTCGGCGCGCTTGGCCTCGATACGATCGCTGCTTTCCGGCTTCCAAATGCGGTTACCTCGCCGGCAGCAAAAGCGATTTCCACTGCGCCGCTAAGGGGCGCGCCAGCAAGGGCCGGCGCATCGGCGCACGTGACCCATCACAATGTGATCAACGTGCATCTCGACGGCAAAACGATCGCGCGTGAAATCAGTCCATTTGTCACATCGATTCTCAGCGATGACATCCTGGGCCTGGGCGCGGCGTTTCTCGACGGCTATCACAATGATCAGAGTGAGCGTCACAGCCCGGGCGGGTAGGGCTCCATGACCCGACCTGCGGCCGCATCATCAAGTCAGCGCACCCGAAATCATTCAAACGCTTTCAGATGAATCGCACGACGGGCGCGGCGCCCCATCCATGCCCGTTGCAGGTTTTTCCGTTGGCCATGACGTCACCGTCACGGTCGTCAATCCGCTCACTGGCGCGATCATCACGTTTGGCAACATCACCGATTTCGAGTCCCAGGAAGAGACGAAGAACGTCGAGTCGACGCCCTTGAGCGCGCCGCCGGCGTTCGGCGAAATTCCGCACGGCTGGCGGCTCGCCTTCACGGTCGACCGCGTCGATCCCACGGTGGACGATTTCTTCGCCGCGCTGGAGCAGGCCTATTGGAGCGGCATCAACATTCCCGGCGGGACGGTGATGGAATATATCCAGGAAAAGAACGGCCCCGTCACCCAATACACCTATGTCGGCGTCGCCTTCAAACTCGACAATGCCGGCGCGAAACGGAGCCAGGACAAGGTGACGATGAAAGTGGCCGCCCGGGCGAGCCAGCGCATCAAGGTGGTGTGAGGGCTTGAGCCGCATCTTCGCGCCTTGGACGAGCGCGCCGCCGCGGGGCAAGGGCATCGCGAACGGCCCGTAGCCGAAGCTGTGGGCGCGCGCGAATATGGAGATATGCGGGTAATATGCGGGCAAAAGACGTTCGGTATGCAAACGCTCGCCGAACGAGCAAATGCTTAAATAAAGTCAAACTTTTTTTCGCGAAAATCTTAAAATTGGATGGCGGCCTCCGTCCCCAATCGGGACGTGAGCCAATTGGGCTCGACCCCCCGCCGCCGCCTATCGCGCCGCGGCCACGCCCCGTGCTGGACCGCCATCTCATATCCCTACCTTTTCGGAGTACAGAATGACCGACTTCGCCCCCGACATGCGCCTCGGCGACGCCATCGAGACCCCCACCCAGGCCATCGTCGCCGACGCCTTCGCGCCCGTGAGCGTGACCGATGAAAGCGGCCGCAAGATTGAGGCGGTGCGCCTGAAACCGTCCGAGCGCTTCGGCATCAAGCGTATGATGGGCGAGGAGGCTAGCAATAGCAGCCTGTATGACGAGATTTTCCTCATTACCCATTGCCGCGCCATTGACGGTGAGCGCATCGCGCGGCCAGCCTCGATGCTGCAGGCGATGGCACTGATGGACCGGCTCGGCGATGCAGGTATCAGGGCGCTGGGCGGGGCGGCCGCGACCATCTACGGCTTCAATAAGCAAAGCGCCGAGCAAACAGCAAAAAACTGAGCGAGGACGTTGATCTTCGCATGCGCGCCTATCTTGTGAAGAACAACGTCCCTTTCGACGTCGCGATGTCTTTCAGCGATGCAGACCTTTTGGCATGGAACGTGATCCTGCACGAACTCGACGGCGCAAGCTTCGATTGGGAGACTATGCGCTGGCGGAAGCGGGAGTGACGGATGAGGCTCGCTGGCGCGATTTGCACAATTTCGCAACAACCTTTCATGCGCGGCGCAACATTTGCGTCTTCCGTCGGCCCTGTGAAACCGTTACTCGTAAAGTCCTGGGGAGGGGCGTTCCGAGACAGGGCTCAGGATCGTCTCTATGGGTGCGGGGCGTGGGGCATGAACGGAGATAACGAAAAGCGCCGTCTGGATGACGGCATTTCCAGATCGACCTCGGTTCTCGAAAAGATGGCGGCCGTGGGAAGCCCTCTCCCTGCCATGGGCCGATGGATTTTGACTCCGACGAAACAGGCCGAGAGGCGAAGGGCAAGAGATCGTAAGATAAAACGTGTTTTGATCTGTCTTCGCCATGTTCTCTTTTTTGCGTCGTGCATTTTGCCTGGAGATTTTGCAATAGGAGACGGTCATGGCCCAGAAGCGAGTATATCGTTTCCGTTGACGGGTAATGAATTTTTGGACATCGTCATGGCGTGTCTCCTCGTCATTCTCAGCTTTCCTCTGTCGTTGGGATTCCTCTGCGCGAGAGATTCGGAATCGACCGGAGAGCTCATCCGCGACGGGGGTGGAGCGGCAGATCAGCCCGACGGCTGGAGGCACGCTTTGTTTTGGGCTCCGAAATACTCGCTTCTCGAATTCTGCCGCCACATCGAGGTTAATTAGGGAGTGCCTTCTGTGCAATTGGCTTCGCGCAACGAGCGCAAATCGGTGTTGATTTGGGGAGCGCTATATCTCACAACGACCGTTGCGCGTATGGCCGTCAATATAGTCGACGGCATGTGGGCGACGGATAACGCCAATGTTCTCTATCTGATTTCGACTGGAGTCCTTCTCGTTGGATACACGGTTGTATCGCAACACCAATGGCGGTGGAAAAAGGAACTCCTGGCGGTTTTGTCCTTATCCGTTCTGATTTCGACGCCGACGATCTGGTATTTCTTTCACGACGGGTTTGACCGATTGTCGATGGGTGCGCTTTGCTGTGAACGTACGGGTATTTCTTGGTCGGAGTGGTGGCAGATGGCGGCCTGGATAAATTTCTTTCTGCTGCCAACCATCATGCTGATCCTTGGAATTGTCATACTGAATTTGCTTTCCGTTACGCGACCAGCGGCGAGCCCAGTCGGTTGGCGGAATATGGTCTCGATTTGTCTCGTGCACGCCCTTCTGGCCGGTTTCATCTACGACTTCGTGATATCTTTCGCGGTCGGCAATCCCTAAAGGTTCAACTGACGGATCCAGTTGGGTGAGCGGAATCTGTCGAATTTCAATTGCAGCTGCAAAATCTGTTTCTCAAAGCACATTTCCGAGGTACCGATGGCGGCCAAAGAAAATATAGATTCAGGCGCACCGGTACGACAGATTACGCGCGACGTGCTCGACAAGATTCAAGTGATGTCACCGGAGATCAAGGCCGCGGCAGAGGCTGCGCGCGTTTCGCCGCTCGCAGTGGCAGGGCCTATGGCGCGCGAAATGAATAAGCGGGCCGTGGGAGACTATGGCTCAAGTTATCTATTGGCTATTCAAGACGCAGTGAGGGAACATAACGCGCTTTTCTCGGGATTTGTTCCTGAAGGAACGTTTGATTTTATTGAGAGAAAGCTCAGTCACGAAGATTACGTCAAGGATATGAAGGATGTGGCCAACGTCCCCCTGGCGGCAGGTAGATTCGGAAGAGCATGGCAAGCGATGCAGCATCCGGTCCTCAATGATTTAGGGTCGGCCAACATTCGACCCTATGGGGCGATTCCAGCGCTCGAATATTATCTTGGTCACCCAGATCGTTTCAAAGGACACGATCCCTTCGGCTGGGAACAATATAGAGGGCATTATGAACGCTTTATTGCCGATCTGACGAACAAAAGAACCGGCGACGCATTGAGCGTGCGAATTTCGGCGGCCAATGCGTTATACATTGACGACATAATGTCCCGGCACTTCAGCAACTGGAGGCTATTGTCTCAGGATCAACGGGACGAATTTATTACGGCCCATTCCGCATCCGGCGGGACGCAATTTGCGACGTTGTGGAATACGGCAAAATCGGGTGCAGTCGGGCAAGCCGGAGACCCACAACTCAAACTTGATGCAAAAAAAATTGATGAGACGACTGGCGCCAATTACCTTTCTGCGCAGTTCGATGGGATAAGCAATTTGAAGCGGTTGCGGGATGTCATATATTCTCCCGCAGAATTGGCTTCGATGTACCTCAATCCAAATTCGCTCCAGTCCCTCTCGCACGAGCCGCCGGACGTTCCACTCAGCCTACCCGCGCCCGGTTCGTACAGACCCGCGCCGCCTCCATTCGTGCTGCGCTCATCGAAGTCTCCGCCTCCTCAGCCTTTGAACGTTAGCCCCCGAAGCAGTCTGTTCAGCTCGCCCGTCGACGCCAGCCGGTTGAACTTTGCGGCGCCGTTTGCCGGAATTGATGCGAGCGCATCGGGTTCTCTCCCGTCCTTGTACTCGACGGTCGCAACGATGGGCAACGATCTGGGTTGGACAAGCCCCCTGTCGCCTGGATTTGGCATGGGCAACATTTCAAACCTGAGAAAGTCCGACGTGGCCGCGAAGGTCGTGAGTTCTCTGCGCGCAGAAGGTATGCCGGACAGCGGGATTTCCGGACTGCTCGCAAATGCCATGGACGAGAGCACGCTCGATCCCACTCTGCGGAATCCCGATCAAGGGGACAAGTGGAAAGGGACCGAGGGTTATTACGCGCATGGCTTATGGCAATTGGGGGCTGAAAATTGGAACCTCTATTCTGATTGGCTCGCTCAGAACCACCCGGGCCAGGAGTGGCGCGATCCACAAATGCAGACTGAAGCCCTCATCAACCAATTAAAAACCTACGCTCCGGGCCTGTGGAAGGAATTGTTGGACCCCAATCTTTCCAAAGAGAAAAAGGCGGTGGACTTCCTAACTCTATACGAAAATCCGCAGGTGAAACTCCGGATGCAGCGAGCAGACAAATATCGGCAGGGCGTGCCAGGTGTGCAGGACTATTTGGACGACGATACGCCCGTTGGGCCCTCTCGCGCAAAACGAGCGACTGCACTTCCCGCCACTGCTGTTCCGTCGGCTAGTGCCGGACGGGGAAACGTCGTCAATCCCGCGTCTGTAAACTCGGCTTTCCATTATACGATAATGCTCGACGCTCAGGCCATCGCGCGCGGCGTAGCCCCACATGTTGAGCGTGCGTTCGCCAACCAGATGCATATTGGAAGCAACCCATTTCTGGACGGGACGACCAATGATATTGCCTTTCGAACCGGGCCGGGAGCGGTGGTCGCCCGTTAGCGCAGGCTACACGCGTTTCCTTATCTGTTCATCCTCGTTAATCACGGAAACTGCGAGCGTTCTTCATGCCTGGCGACATTCTCATCCTCGGTGACATCGTGTTCGACAACGTTACCTTTCCCTTCGCGACGCCCTCCAAGATCAGTGGCGGGGTCGAGCAGCAGCTTGGTGTGTCGCAGCTCATCGGCGGCGCGCGCAACGTCGATGCGATGGGCGGCGCACCGCTGCCGATCAAGTGGCAGGGGCGCTGGCGCGGGGCGGAGGCGAGCGCCAACAACGATGCGATGCTCGCGCTCGCGCAAAGCGGGGACGAGGTCGCGTGTTCGTGGGGCGAATATTTTTACAATGTGGTGGTGAAATCTTACGCCTTCGACTACGAAGCGGCGTTCGAGATCGCCTATGAGCTCGACCTCACCGTCCTGCCCGGCGAGGCCGCGCCGCTTGCCTCTTCACTCGACGATCTCGTCGGCGGCGACATGGGTGCGGCCAGCGCCGCGGCGGTGTTTCAATGACCGCGCCGGTCTTGGCGAATGTCGCGGCTCACGTTGCTGCCCTCGCGCAAGCAGTCGCGGCGGCGGCGCCGTTGAAGACCGCCTCCCTCGCCACGCTCGCGCCGTTGATCCTGCAGGCCGAGGGCACGTTGACCGCCATCGATGCCGCAATCGCCGCGACGGATGCGACGATCGCGACCGACAGTGTCGCTGGCGTCGAGACGGGCGATTTCCCGCCCGCGCTCGCCGCAACGCTCACCGCGCAAAGCGCCACCCTGCAAAACATGGTGACCCTGACGACGCTGAAAGGCCTCGTCGGCCGCGTGCTGTTCAATCTGCAGCAGGGGACAGGGTGAAACCGCTCGCCTTGCTGCGGTGATCCCTTCTCCCATAAAACGGGGAGAAGGGATGCCCACATCACACCCGAAAGTCCTCCCATGCCTCTCCAAATTTCCTCGTTTGCGCAGGTCATCACCGCCAAACCCGGTGATAATCTGTTTGCTTTGGCCGCGCTCTATCTTGGCGATGCGACGCAGTGGAATCGCATTGCGGAGGCCAATCTCGCCGCGCTGAATGGTATCGCCGATCCGTTCCTTCCTGCGGGCGCCTTCGTGACCTTGCTCATGCCCCCCGTTCGCAGAAACGCCGGCGGCGGCATCTTCGGTGGCGCATGACGAGCACTGTGCGCAAGCCTACGCTGCAGCTCACACTCGCGGGGACCGATGTGCCCTGCGCGGAATGCAGCGTGGCGCAGACCAAGAAGGGCACGTCCGGCACGTTCAGCGCGAAAGTGCCGCTGAGTGCGCTCGATGCGCTCGGCCTCGGCCTCGATTGGCTCGCGACGCAAAGAAGCGTCGCGGTGAGTGTCGCCTTCGCCAATGATGCGCAGGATTTCGTCTCGATGTTCGTGGGCTCGCTCGACAAGGCGGATGTGGAATTCGGCGGCAGCGGTCAAATGGTCGCGCTTTCGGGCCGCGACGCCTCCGCGCAATTGAAGAACCAGAAGACCAATGAGAAATTCCAGAACCAGAAGCACGAGGACATCGCGCAGAGTATCGCCGGTCGCGCCGGCCTTATGCTCGCCACCGACGGCAACACCGGCATGGCGGGCCGCATCTACACCGCCGAACAGGCGAAGGTGACCGGCAACCAGAACCTGTGGATGCTGCTGCGCGAGATCGCTGAGGCGGAAGGCAAGGTGCATTGCGTCGTCGGCAATACGCTGTATTTCACGACCCTCGACGATCCGTCACTGCCGGTCTATCCGGTCGCCTGCACGCCCGCGAGCCCGAGCGCGGCGGCGCAATCTCTTGCCCAAGTGTCGGTGAAACTAGGGCGCAATTTCGAGGCGGCCAAAAAACATACAGTCAATGTCAATTCTTGGGACCACAAGAAGAAGCAAATGGTCTCCGCGAGCGCGAGCGCCGGTTCCGGCGAGCCGGCGCAGCTCTATCATTATCAGTCCCATCACAAGACCCAGGACCAGGTCGACCGCTACGCGCAAGCGAAGCTGAAGGAGCATACGCGCCATGCTTTCGACCTCACGATCGAGATGCCGGGTGACACCGCGCTGACGCCGCTCCTTCAGATCGCGCTCACCGGAACGAATTCGAGTTTCGATCAGAATTATCATATCGACCAGATCGACCATAAGATAAGCGCGAAGGACGGCTACCGCATGACCATCCAAGCGAAGACCGGTGGGAGTGGCGCAGGCGGCCGCGCGCTGTCGTCTCAACTGCCGTCGAACAACGTCACGGCGGGAAAGCCGGGGACGACGGTGTGAGCTGCAACATAGCCGCGCCACACATGTCGTCCTGAGCTTGACCCGGGATCCAGTGCCATCGCTGCAATGATGCAGGAAAGTCCTGTGCCGCACAGCCAATGATGATTCGTTTGTCGCACGACTCCGGGATCCCGGGTCAAGCCCGGGATGACACCGGGGCCTTCATTGTCGTTCCGTATCAACAAGGCAGCCGATTCCATGTCCTTCACCGAACGCCTGACCAATCTCATTTACCAGTGCATTGATCATTCCATGGCGCGGCGCATGCACCCGCGGATTGGCATTGTGTCAAGCTACGATCCGGCGACCCATAGCGTGAAGCTCCTGCGTCAACCGGAAAATATCGAGACCGGATTCATTCCGCTTCCCTCCCACGCGATCGGCGCCGGCTGGGGCATCGTCACGGGGCCGCAGGTGGGCGATCAATTTGTCATGGGCTTCATCGGCGGCGATGTGGAAGTGCCGTTCATTGCGGGCCGGCTGTTCTCCGATCAGGAGAAGCCGCCGACCGTGCAATCGGGCGAGATCTTGATGAAACACCAAAGCGGTTCCAGCATCGCCATGCGCGCCGATGGCAGCGTCGCGCATAGTTCGGCACAAGGCCTGACAATCGCTGCGGGGCAAGGTGTTACGCTTTCGAGTGGCGCGCCGATGAGCTTCACTGGCGGTGGGAATCTGAGTTGATGGGAACGCCCGTCGCCCGCATCGGCGATCCGATCTCGCATGGCGGCAATGTCACCTCTGGCTCGCCCGATTGGCAGTGCAACGGCCTCGCGATCGCGCGCGTTGGCGACAGCGCGACATGCCTCATCCACGGGCCGGTAACGATCGTTACCGGTTCGCCGAATTATCAATGCAACGGACGGGCGATGGCGCGGGTTGGCTCGCTCTGCTCGTGCGGCGCGACCATCGTTGCCGGATCGCCGAACTGGAACGTGAGCTGACATGGACCTTCATCATCTCTGGACAGGCGACTTAAGCGCGGCGCCGAACGGCGATCTTGCGACCGCCGATGGTTTCAACCTCGGCATGCAGCGCGTGCTGCGCCGGCTGATGACGGCGCAAGGCGAATATATTTGGCATCCCGATTATGGGGCAGGCCTGCCGCAGCGCATCGGCAATGTGCGTGACGACCGGGTGATCGCCGCGATTGTCCGTGCGCAGATTTTCAAGGAGATCTGCGTTGCGCGCAGTCCGACGCCGAAGATCACGCTGCAAAGCATGACCAATGGCCTTATCGTGACGATCCGCTATTTCGACCGTTTCGCGCAAAAGGCGGTGACGGTGACGTTTCCGGTGCAGGCGCGGCCCTACGCGCAATCGCAGCAAGCGGCGCTCAGCGTGGAAGTGCCGAGTTAGGCGGCGTTGTCAGCACCCCTGCCGCGCCGCTCATGTCATCCCGGGTCAAGCTGGGATGACATTGCAGCCTTCGTCGTTCTTCCCATCGAAAGCTCCTTATGGCCAATCTCACCACGCAGAGCTTTTCGCAGCTCGTGCAGAACTTTGCCGCCGCGGTGCAGGCGCGCTCTTCCGACCTCATCGATTTCAGCCAAGGCGCAATTTTGCGCGCCGTGGCGGAGGCCGATGCGGCCAATGCTTTGTGGCTGCAGGCCCTTATCGTGCAGGTGCTCGGGGTTACGCGCGCGCAAACCTCCAATGGCTCGGATCTCGATTCCTTCGTGCAGCAATTCGGCCTCACCCGGCTTGGCGCGGCGAGCGCGACAGGGCAGGTGATCTTCTCGCGTTTCACGGCCAGTACCATTGCGCCATTCATTCCGCTCGGCACATTGGTGAGATCCGCCGACGGCAGCCAGCAGTTCAGCGTCACAGCCGATGCGACCAACACGGCTTATTCCGCCGTGCTCGGCGGCTACACCTTGGCGAGCGGCGCGGCCGCGGTGAACGCGCCGGTCGCGGCACTTGCCGGCGGCACGGCGGGCAATGTGGCGGCCGGTACGATCACGCTGATCGCGAGCACGATTCCGGGCGTCGATACGGTGGTGAACGGCGCGCCGCTCTCAAACGGCGTCGATGCCGAATCCGATGCGGCTCTCCGCAGCCGTTTCGTCGCCTTCATCGGTTCGCTGTCGAAAGCCACCGACGCTGCGCTCACTTACGCGATCCAGAGCCTGCAGGTCGACCTGCAAGTGGCGATTCACGAGAATGTGGATCCCAACGGCGCGAGCGATCCTGGCATGATAACGATCTTTGTCGACGACGGCTCTGGCAATCCGCCGGCTGCGCTGATTGCCGCAGCCAATACCGCCGTGCAAGCGGTGCGCGCCGCGGGCATCCGCGCCAGTGTCTATCCCGCGACGACGCTGCTCGCCAATGTCGCTATGGCGATCACGACCGCGTCCGGCTATGTTCATCAAAATGTCGTGGCGCAGGTCGCGGCGGCGCTTGGCACGGCGATCGCCAATGTGGGCCTTGAAAACACGCTCGCCTACAATCTCCTGCCCTCGATCGCCTTCGGCGTGCCGGGCGTCGCGAATGTGTCGAGCGTCGTGATGAATAGTACAGCCGCTGATCTCGTCCCCGGCTTCGGCCAGACGATCAAGCCTGGTATTGTGAGTGTGACATGAGTTGAGACGCCCATGCCACTTGCGACAGGATCACTCCGAACAGTCGCTTTGCGCTTCCCAATATTGAATCTCCCGCACCCGATAGGCTTCTTGAGGTGTCAAGCGGCCATAGGGAGGAAAACAGCCGACGCCAAACTCAGAGATGGCTCGATCGGTTTTGAAGCAGTAGCCACGCCGCGCGTAGATCGCGTTGCGTTCGTGCCATAGATCGTAACAGGAATAGGCACTTAGCTGCGCCGACGCGTCACCCGATATCAATGTGGTGAGGCACCCCGCTACAATTGCAAATTTATGCCTGCTGGTCATGACCGCGCTCCCAGTCTTCCATGGGCGCATTGTAATATAACCAGCGGCCGCTGCGCATAGGCCTTATGGACGATGACTCTTGGTGATCAAAGTGACATACTGAACCGCTTGCAGGCGCTCGTTCCGGCGTCGTGGTTTCGGGATTCCGATCAGCACGCGAGCGCGCTTCTTGGTGGCGTCGCGGCGAACGAGGCCTTTATCTATAGCCTCGTGCAATTCGCTAAGGCTCAGACGCGGCTGCAAACCGCATCGGACGGCTTTCTCGATCTTCTCGCCTTCGACTATTTCGGCCTTCGCTTTCAGCGCAAGCCGGGCGAGACGGATGCGGCCTGGGCGCTCTCGATTCAGAACGAACTCACTCGGGCACGGGCGACGCGCGGCGCCGTGATCAAGGCGGTGCGCGATCTCACCGGCACGTCGGTCCGCGTGTTCGAGCCGTGGAACGCCGCCGACACTGGCGGCTTCGGCGCCGCCTGGGCCTTGAACGAGTCGGCCTCGGCTTTCGGCTCGACCGCCTATCCCTATACGATCTTCATCACGGCGGTGGAACCGATCGGTGCAGGCATTCCCAATCTCGCGGGTTTGAACGACGCGCAAGGCGGTTTCGGTGCCGGCGAATTCGCCCTCGCTGATGTGAGCCTCACGCAGGGTGCGGTGACCAACCAGAACATCTACGACACGATCAACGCTACCCGCGCGAGCGGCATCACGGCATGGGTCAACATCGGCCCGCCGCCGGTGGCGGGGGGACGGCTGGATATGAGCTTTTATTTGAATGCGACGGCGCTGGCGTGAATGGACTTGCGTTTGAATGTCAAAACCGTTCTAAATCTTTATTGTGGTATGGTCGTATGACTTTATAACCTTTGTCGTTCGCCGACTGCAGGGCGCTGCGGCAAGTGGCCGAGTCGGTGGAATGGATGAAATTTACGTTGATCTATGACGGAGAATTGCCTGCGGGCAGTGGATCACGCGCTAAATATGCATCGCGGATTCGGAATCAGTTTCACGATCAACTTGCCGATCTATGGCAAAGCAATGTTGTTCTCCGACAGCTCGCGCGGACAGCGCGCACAACACCTTATCACTTTGGCGGCGGTTGGTTGGGGGGAGGGCCTCCAAGTTTCGAGCCAATTGAACTCCCGACCTACGAGGACGCGATGCCGCCCCTTCTCGATGGGCAAACTGACTTATGTGGACCTATCGATAAACAAGGAGTGGGAAAGATCATTCCACTTGTGCGTCATTCATTATATCTATTTTGCGATGTTGATATTTTATTTTTGCGACATGATGAGCCGTTCAAGCTCTTAAAGAGGGGCGGCGATCTCGACAACAGGATCAAAACACTATTTGATTCACTTCGTATGCCAGACAACGTGTCTGAGTTGGGAGGTGAAGTCGTCGCTGCTGATCCTCTTTACGTGCTGTTGGAAGATGACGCCCTCATTAAGGGCTTTTCGGTTAAAACTGGAAAGCTATTGGGTGTTCGCAAAGACAAGCCGCATCATGTGCGCTTGACGATTGAAGTTGCCGTTAAAGTCTCTCGTGTTCGCAGCCAAAATATGTGCCTGACCAGCGACTAGCCCTTCGATCGTCTCAATGCACAAAACAGCTTCAAAGAACGACTGATAAATCTTAGCGCTGTTGGGCGACCGGTCCCATAACTCAAACCTCCTTGAACCACTATCCCAACAATTCTTCCAACAGGCCCCACCGGGGCCTTTTTTCATTTTCAGGAACCCTCCATGGATCGCACAATCGTGTACCCCTCCGAGCAGCCCACCGACACATTGTGGCTCAATGCCGAGCGCAACAAGATGATCGCGCTTGGGTGGCTGGCGCAGGGCGTGCTTGGCACGGGCACTGTCGTCGACGGCCTTGCTTGCACGCCGACGACGCCCGCGTCCCTGGCCGTGCAGATCGGGCCCGGTGCGATCTATGCGCAAGTGCCGGTCGATTCCGTGTCCTATGGTTCGCTCGGGATCGACACGGTGGATCAGATCGTCAAGCAGGGCGTTTCGTTGCCCGTCACCGCGCTGACGCTCACGCCGCCCTCCACCGCCGGCCAGGCGATCAATTACCTGATCGAGGCGGAACTCGTCGAGCAGGACACCGGCAATATAGTGCTGTCCTATTTCAACTCCGCCAACCCCGCCATGGCCTTTACCGGGCCCGGCGGTTCCGGCACGGCGCAGCCGACTTTGCGGCAATGCGGCATCAATTTCGTCGCCAAGGCGGGCGTCGCCGCAACGGCGGGCAGTCAGGTCACGCCGGCGCCCGATGCCGGCTATGTCGGCCTCTGGGTGGTGACGGTGGCAAATGGCGCAAGCGCGCTCACTTCGGCGCAAATCGGCTCCTTCGCCGGCGCGCCCTTCATCGCGGTGAAATTGCCGCAAATGCCGGCCTGGGTGCAGGGCGGGACCTATGGCTTCGCGATCGACACCGGCGCGCAGAACGCGATGGTGGTGGCGCTCAACCCGGCGCCGGCGACGATCGGCGCCGGTTTCGAAATGCGCGTGCGCAAGATCGGTACGGCCTCGAACGGGCCGATGACGATTGCGGTCAATGGCGCGCCGCAAGTGGCGCTGGTGGCCGCCGACGGTTCGGCGATGAGCACGACGCAAGTCATGCCCGCCAACTACCTCGCCCACATCGCCTTCGACGGCACCTCGTGGCGCTTCATGAACGGCATTACGGCCTCGGCGGTCGGTTCGCTGTCGGCCTCGTCGGGCGAAGGCATCAACGTCAACGGCTCCGGCGTTGTCGCCCTGAATCTACCGTCCCTGTCCGTCGAGCCCACGGTCGGCAGCACCGACCTGTGGCCGTTCTACTCGCAGAACGACGGGCACCATCGAGTCTTGAGCTGGCTGCAATTGATTTCCGCCCTGCGCGGCTCCTGGCCCGGCACGCTGCAGAACGTGGCCGCCTTCGCCGCGAGCAGCACCTGGAACGCCGGCGCGAGCAGCAAGAGCTTCATCGCCATCGGCTTCGGCGGCGGGGGTGCCGGCGGCTCGTGCCAGAACGGCGTCACTGTCCCCTCCGGCGTCACCAGTTTAGCCGGCACATCGGGCGGCGGCGGCGCGGGCGGCGGATTCCTCGTCTTTGGCAGCGCGGTGTCCTATCCGAGCCTCAGCATCACGATCGGTTCCGGCGGCGCGCCCGTTTCCAACTCCGTCGGCGGGTCCGGCGGCCTCACGAAACTGGGCGCGTTGGCGAGCGCGACGGGCGGCGCGGGCGGTTGGCCGGCGCAATATCAAAGCAACGGCCAGTTCACGCTCGGCTCGGCGGGCGGCGGAGGTTCGGGATCCTTGGGCGCAGGCGTCGCGGGCCTCGCGTGGAACGGCCAGCCGGGCGTTGCCGGTGGCCCAGGCGATGGCGGCCCCGGCGGCGGCACGATGTTCGGCACCGGCGGCTCGAGCGGCGATGACATGCACGGCGTCTACGGCAAGACCGGCGGAAATGGCAGCAACGGCGGCGGCGGCGGCGGGTCCGACCAAGGCGGCCCCGGCGGCAGTGGCGGCAACGGCCTCGTCGTCATTTTTGAATTTGCTTAAGCGGGGGCAACATGTCGTCTTTCGTTCAGGGGCAGCTGCTCACCGCGGCTGCGCTCAATAACGCCTTCGCGCAAACCTTTCCGGCCGGCGGCGTCTCGTCCTATTCGGCCACCTTGCTGAGTGGCGCCAGCCAGACGGCGTGGTTCGCCGCGCTCGGCCTGCCGTCAGCGACGCCCGGCAGCGCCAATGGCCTCGCCACGCTCGACGGCGGCGGGCATTTGTCGCTCAACCAATTGCCCGCCGCCCTTCAGGGCGCGATGACGTATATCGGGACCTGGGACGCAAATGCCAATAATCCGGCGCTTGTTTCCGGCGCCGGCACGAAGGGCTATCTCTACCGCGTCAATGTGGCCGGTTCCACCAGTCTCGACGGCGTTACGCAGTGGAACATCGGCGACATGGCCGTGTTCAATGGCGCGGTTTGGAACAAGTGGGACGGCATCGCGAGCGAAGTGACAGCGGTGGCCGGCCGCACCGGCAGTGTCACGCTCGCCTCGACCGACCTGACCGACAGCACGGCGGCCGGCCGCGCGCTCGTCACTGCCGCCGGCGTTCCCGCCCAGCGCGTCGCCTTGAATATCGACCAGGCGACGACGGTGGCGGATGCCAACCAGACCGTCACGAGTCTGATGGAAGCGGTGGTGTGGACCTCGATCACCGCGCCGCGCACCGCGCAATTGCCCGCCGCATCGAGTCTGAATCAGGGCCAGGCGATCTATATCTTCGACGAAAGCGGCAACTGCTCCCAGACCGTCACGATCACGATTGCCGCCAATGGTTCCGACACGATCAATGGGGCTTCAGGTTACGCCCTGAATTACGCCCGCGCCGGCGTCGTGCTGATGCGCGTCTCCTCCACCAAATGGACCGCCATTTCGGCCAGCTCGCCGCCGACCGATGCGGTCGGTTACCGGAACAAGCTGATCAGTGGCGAGATGGCGATCGATCAGCGGAATGCCGGGGCGTCCCAGACCATCATGGCCGGAGCCGCCGGCCCGACTTATACCGTCGATCGGTGGCACGGGTTCTGCTCTGGCGCAAATGTCACCGCGCAGCGCGTTTCGAACCCTGGCGCCACCGGCTCGCCATCGCAATACGCCTATCAATTTACCGGCGCGTCGGGCGTCACCGGCGTCGGCTTCGGGCAGCGGATCGAAGCGGCCGATTCCTATGACCTGGCCGGTCAGACGGCGACGCTCTCGGTCAATTTGGCGAATAGCCTTCTGACGGCGGTGACGTGGACCGCCTATTATGCCACGACTGCGGACAGTTTCGGCACAGTGGCTTCGCCGACCAAGACCCAGATTGCATCCGGCACCTTCACGGTCAGTGCGGCGACGGCGCGCTATGTGGCGCAAATCGCGATCCCGAGCGCGGCGACAACGGGCATCGAGATCACATTTACGGTTGGCGCGCAAACCAGCGGGACTTGGCAGATTGGGAATGTGCAGCTTGAGGCCGGGACGTATGCGACCGCTTTCGAGCGGAGGAAGCGGGCTGATGAGTTGGCGATGTGCCAGAGGTATTACTGGCAGACGCAAACGTCATTTTCCCCCGTCTCATATTTCTCCGCTTCTGGACAAGGGGCTGCGTTCAGGATGACGCATCCCGCGCCTATGCGCACCACGCCAACTGTGTCGAGCACTTTCGCCACAACCTCCAACATCACGCCGTCAGTCGCGAATCCTAACACGCTTGACTTCCAGATTCAGTTTGTGAGTTTGGGAGCCGGGCAGGGATATTCAACGTACACGTCTGGTAACACAATTAGCGCTGAGCTCTAGTGTTCATTTTGAAAACGCGGCAGCGATCTGCGCGCCGCGCCTTCTTAGTGGCGTCTCCAAGTATTTGTAGTTCAGTTCAGCCAAAAGAGCCATAAGGCTAAAGGTTGCCAATGATGTTATGACAGCGAGAAATTTTTCTGGCACAGTGTCAACGACTGTCTGGAGTGAAGAGATCTTATGTACTAACTGATAGGCAGGGGCCTGCAATAGGTAGAGAGCATATGAGCGGGCCCCGATCCAGACAAGCGTTGGCCTTAATCGGGGAATATTGAATAGCCAATCGCCATCGTACGAGGCTAAGAACACCATCAGTGCCGACATGATTGCGATCATGCCCGTTGCAAATGGTACAATCGCATGTCCAGGAAATTCCTGCGGTTCAGTGACTGCTGCCAGTAAGCCAACCGTGCCGCAGCTGACTATCAATGCGACGTTCCTATTAGACAGGAATATTGGCCTAACAAGTTTATAGAAGTGGGACTGCGAAAATAGGTAAATGCACACTCCTAAAGCTATGGCATCCGTCCTCACGAACCACAGAAAATCGTTCGTCCAAGGAAGCCGAGGAATGGGAAACTGAATCATCACGACAGTCAGCAAAACAAAGGGATGGAACTTGCGAGGTAGAAGAAATAGAAAGGGGAACAGCATATAGAACTGTTCCTCAAGAGATAGACTCCAATAATTGCCAATCATCCCGCAGGCTCCCTGGCCTCCAAGGCACATCCACCAGTGAAAGTTTGCGATCTCCAAAACAGCTGCGATGGCGTCTGAAAAGTTGTTCCAGAAGTGAGCGAGACCAAGGGCTGTGAATTCGATTACCATTATCACAAGCCACAGCCATGCCGAGGGCCACAGCCTGAATATTCGTTTGATCCAAAATTTAGCCGTTGTAACGGCCAAATTGTCCGTACCAGCGAATTGTTCGTAGTAGCTTTTTGCGATTATGTAACCCGAAATGCAGAAGAAAAGATCGACGCCGCTCCAAAGGCCAAAATGCTTCCAATACGCTCCGTAGGCACGAGAACCAACCACCAGAAAGCCGAAATGGTGGAATAAAACAAAAAGGATGGCGATCGCGCGAAGCGTCTCGATATCTTTATTCACTTTTGAGGATGCGAGGTCGCCTTTTACCTCAGTTCCTCTGGCAAAAACTCGCATCTCATTCATAGAAAGCCCCGTCGGAACCCGATTTAAGCACGGAAACGGCCTGACTTTGCTATATTTCTGAACGCGCGCCAAGCTCTAAGCTATCTCTACCGTGCCTCTGAACCCCTTTTTCCGGAAGTGGGTATTCCAGAACTCACCATGGCTTATTCCGCCGCCAGGACAATGACTTATATCGGAGCGTCGGCTCTACAGCTTGCGTTTTAAAGGTGGACATTATTTCACCACGCACCCTATTCTCGACGCCAATTGATCGGAATGCCTGTTGGCGGGGGTACTATGACGAAAAGTGGAAGCGTTCGCGGTATTTTTGGCTCTCTCATGAAGGGAGGTGGCTCTCGCATGGAGGCTGCCAAGCGGGCGAGTGCGGAATCGGATACCCAGCGTCTTTATGACGGTGTCGAAGCGCGGCATAAGGAATGGTCCGTTATCGCCAGCCTGGACGACGCGGTTTCTTCGCCAAATCGGCGCCTCTTTGAAGTGTCGCTTCTGGCGATCGCTTTGGCGCGTCATGTTGAACTGACGGTATTTGACGATCGCAATTCGGACGAGCCACGTTGGTTTGAGAATTGGCCCGGCGAACATTACAAATTGCTGGTCGGCTTGGTTCGCGCGACTGCCGCGAAAAACATCATTGAAATTGGCACTTATACCGGCATGGGGCTCTTATCGTTGGCGCAGGGCCTTCCGAACGGTGGATCGATCACGAGTTTCGACATCGTGCCGTGGGATACGTTCGATAAAACCTGGCTTAGGAAGAGTGATTTTGCGAGTGGGAACGTTCGGCAGGAAATTCACGACATTTCCGGAGCCGACGGTCTAAAGCCCTATCTGGAGTTGTTTGAAACCGCGGATTTTATTTTCGTTGACGGTCCGAAAGATGTTGCCACCGAGGCAGCCATATTGCGGAACCTCGAGACGGTGACCTTTAAGAACGACCCAATCATCATGTTCGACGATATTCGAGTCATGAACATGGTGTCGATTTGGCGAAAAATTGCCAGGCCGAAGCTGGATCTGACGTCATTTGGGCACTGGAGCGGGACTGGGCTCATCGATTGGAGTGGTCGAGCAGACTAA